CTGTGTTCTCCCATGCTGTAATAGCATACACGGGTTTCTGACACCACATTACAAGTCTTTCAAATAGTATCTTTTGACCTGTAGTGATTGCACAACCCTCACGCTTAACTTCTATGAGGATTAATGCTTTTCCTTTTACATCGTATACTGCATCGATGTCTGTAAAACCACCAACAGAAGAAGAGCCTTGAAATATTATCGCTCTATCAAAGTATTCACGATTTCTGATTACTTGGTCTTCTGTGCTTTTTGTTACTTGTTTCATTTAACTCTCCTTCCTTAAAAAAGTTAGTGATATGTTTTTGTGTAGCATATACATCGATTATGTAGAAACCGATAGTGCTAGCTATTCCAAGTCCTGTAGGGAAAACAAATATTCCCAGAACCCCAATGTAAGGAATTCCTCGAAAGAATATTCCTATTTTTAGCACATGCATTACTAATGTAGCTAAAAGCATTCTCAGCATTAAGCCAATAACGCCGTCGAGTATTGGTACTCCTACCGTATCTAATATATTCATTTTAATCTCCTTGGCCTATCTGACCGGTTATTTTCGTATATTGTTAAAATTAGTACATACAATGCATAAAAATAAAATAATGCAGTGCCAGTAATAAATATTATTTCCATTAGTCCAATTGTCATTTTAATCTCCATATAGGTTGGGGTAGTACGGACCGCAAAGCCCGTACAATTGTTTTTATTTATCTCTCACTGAGTTAACTACACATGAAGCATAGTACCCAGTGAATGTAGCAATAGGCGCTACGATGACAGAGGATGCCGCTACAGCAACAGCTGTTGATTTGGCTAGTATAGGCATGGTAAATGCTCCGAGCCAGCCTACGGTACTCCCTGCGGCCACTCCTGCACCGATTAGAGGTGAGGTAGCGACAGTACCCACTCCGACAGCTACAGCGGCGACTGCACCACCCGCTATACCGATTGCTAAATCAGTATTTGAGCATTGTGGTTTTGCCTGTGCAGTAGTAGTCATTACGAGTAGTAGTAGTGTTGTAATTAAAGTTTTCATTGTAATCTCCTGTTTGGGTTTATTCGTTATAGAGGGGCAGATTACCCCAGTTTTATTATGCATTGTGGACATATTCCTCCTCAATATAATTACAAGCGATACCCTCATAGTATGCTCGTGTCAGTACCCACTCACGGAATGTGCCGTGAATTTCGTCGCCCTGACATATGCCAGAGTATGTATTGAAATGTGGTGGTAATTCATCCATCACGATTTCTATGACAGCGCCCTTGCTATATTTAGCGGCATTGTCGTATGAATCAGTCCAGTGTGTGATATTGCGTGTCTGTATATCCTGTGCTAATTCGTTTGCTTCACGCTGAGTAGTGCCTCGGTAAAATTTAAACATTTTGTTCTCCGTTAGGGTTTCTTTATATAGAGGGTCAAAAACCCCCACTTTTCAGCGGGAATTTTCTAAGTATTTTATAGCACCTTTTAAGCGGGTGATGTCGTCTCGGAAGTTGCCAAGACCTTTGTTACAGTCCCAACAAATAACTCCACGCACTTTTCCTGTAGTGTGGCAGTGGTCTACAACAGCAGAGTGTTTCTTGAGTCCTGACTGGTTGCCAGATGTCCCAAAGAAAATATTCATAGAGCATATCTTGCACTTTCCTAAGTTGTCTTTCAACATGTTGTCTACTTGAGGTGCGGTGATACCGTATCTAAAAACAAAGTTACAACATCTACTGCAGTACTTTTGTTTGGTCTTTCCTTTTCTTACAGGGCTATTACAGTCTTTTGAATTACATAGTTCCATAGGGTTCTCCTTTCTATCGTTATAGAGGGGCAAATTTCCCCACTTTTTTAGTATAAAACACTTCCAGATTTGGTTAAAAAGGGACACCCGTAGGTATCCCGATTATTATTTTTTAGTCCACGATTTACGATTTTTATTATTCGTAGAGCGTGTAGCTGGTTTTAAATTGCTTGGACGATTGTCCGAGCGCTTTCTATTCTTGTGGTCAATTTCATTCTTGACCGGTTTCTTGGTTGACATTTCTTTTACAATACGATGCACATACACAGCCTTGCCGTCTATGCGTACAGTCTTGTAGCCGTCACCGTGATTAGTGCCTGCTTCTGAGCCTGCGGATTTGTTTCCACGAGAGGCTTTCCAGTATAGCTTGCCACCCTTGCGAGTGAATAATTTATCCCATTTTTTCATTGGGTCTCCTTTGATATTTCTTCGTTATAGAGGGTCATTTTTCCCCACTTTTATTGTACGGGCTTTGTGATTAAAAAAGGCCACCCCCGAAGGGATGACCATTGTAGTTATCTTTTATTGTTTTCTTTATTAACATTGTTAACACCACCAGCAATTTGGGGCATCATAGCAACAATCTCTTTACGAGTTTGTCGTGATACATCACCTTGTACATTGATGTTAAATGCTTGTGTAGTTTGTTTGTTCTGAGATTCCATGCTAGCAAGCTTGTTCTTAGATAAGACCATTTCGCCCGGCATTAACATTGTGGGGACAGAGTCTTTCCCTGCTTGTGAGAAAGGTGTAGATGGTACTGTACCACCTTGTGCCATTCCAAATAAGCTTAAGCCCATAGATACTAAACCACCCATGCCGCCGCCTCCAGCGCCACCACCGAGTCCACCTAGTAGGCCGCTTAGTGAGCTACCTAGACCGCTGAATAAGCCACCTAGTGATTCTGTTAGACCACCAAACATTCCTGAGAAGTTTCCTAAGATACCGTCAAAGCCTGAGAAGAAACCACTAAACACTCCACCTAGTGAATTGCTTATTTCCTCACCAATACCTAGAGGTGTTTTACCACCACCCGCATCAGAGTTTCCATAAGTGCCAACAGAGTCGCCCTTGTTTCCACCTCTTTTAAAGAGACCGCCAATACCGGTTGCTGTGTCTGTACCTAAGTCCTCTGTTCCTTGGAAGAAAGAAGTCAAGTCAAAATTTTCTAAAGCCTTGTCAGCAAACCCATCAACAAAAGAGTTAATTACAGAAGAAGTAAATGTGTCTAATAGACCTTTAGCTATATCTTCTAAATCTCCACCATGTAAAGCTTGTGACATTGCACTCTTAAGAGCGCCCGCAAAGTCATCAGAATACTTCCTTGCGGCTGATTCTGCTTTGTCTTTTTCATCTTGAGCTTTATCAACAGCTTCCTTTTTAACTTTTTCATTACCATCTACAATTTCTTGTGTTTGAGCTTCAGTAATGTCAAGAAGTTCTTGAAGCAAGTCTGTAAGTCTTTTCTCTTCACCACGGTCTTCTCTCTCTTTAGCTGTTTGTATTTGAGCTATTGTCCTGTTAACAGTCCTGCCAATAAAACCACCTTCTGAGCGGAATTGTGGAACTTTGCCCTCATTAATAGCTCTCATAAAGCCGGGTCCAAACTTTTGAACCGCAGAAGCCTTCATTACAAACTCACCATTAGATAACATCGCTGGGATGTCGTCTGATGTGCCTGTACCAGCACCTCTTACAGCACCACCTGTTGCAAACCCCGGAGGTTTTGCTGTAATGTTGTTTCGGTTAAGTTCTTTTAGAGCCGCAGTATTTGCGTTAAGAGCCGCAACATCTTTAAGACGCTCGTCTCTAACTATTGCCGCCGCGTCTGCAAGGGCTGTTTGGTCAACTTCGAATTCAAAGCCATTATTTGCACCCGCTTCGCGGTTTCTTGCTATTAATATGTTTCTAGCAGTCAGCTTGTCTTGCTTAGTAATATTAGTGCTTATTTTCTCTTCGAGAGCCTTTCGGTCTTCGTTAAGACTTCTTTCTTGGTTGAAAGCTAACTTTCGTTGTTTATGGATTTCTCCAGCTCTTTCTACTACTTTTTCCCACTCTTTTTGAGCATCAGAGGCAGATTGCCCTTCAAAAGGATTATACTCCCCAGAAGCACTAAGTTCTCTTTTAGCTTGAGCTTCAGCATCTACATACTTAGGAGAATTAGTGACCCCTACAGCATCATTAATAGCGTTATTAACTTTTCTGCTTAGGCTTTGAAAGAAAGTTTCTCCAGAGTCTTTAGTTGGGTCTCTCTTGAAAGCTTCCCTAAATACAGAAACAAGGCCACCAAGAATAGCGCCACCTATGATACCATAAGGTCCAAAAGCAGAGCCAATAATACCGCCCGCCGCTAAACCAGCAACAAGCTCGTCTGCGAATGCGCCTTTTCCTCCAAAAGCGTCATCTGATACTAAAGAGTCAGTAATAGACCCTGCAACAGAAGCCGCAATTAATGCCGGAAGAACTCTACTAAAGCCCCTTCCAAAAGCATTGCCTGCCTTTGTACCTTGTTTTTCAAGTTGTACAGCAAGACCAGATTTCTTAAACTGACCACCAACATTTTTCCCGTTGATTATAGTTCCTTTAGGGTGTCTTTGTTGTGCGCCACCTGCAGTTTTCTTGTCTTCAGTAGACATTCCATAACCACCGCCAAGGAATCCACCAAGCGCAAGGGTTAACTGTGTAGATGCTTTTCTTTTAAACTTAGAACCAAACATGCCGTTAGCAATAGTAGTTCCCATGTCTAAGCCAATACCTAATAGTAAGGCTCTGGTTTTAGAGCTAAGAACAAGAAGACCAACACCTATAGTTAGTGCTGTGCTTAACTTGTCACCAAATGTAGTTTTCCAGAAACTCCCTTCTTCAGGGAATAATCCATTAACAAAACCGTCACTAACTGCATCAGCAAGCGCCACTACAGCCGCACCTATTTTACCTAAGATACCACCTTCGCCGTCTTTAATAAAAGTAGCAAAGATTTCACCCCAACCTTGAGCAACATTCTCTATTGATTCTCTAAACGCTGGGCTGTTCTTTACAAACATCCCTGCACCAATAACTGCTCCAAGAATCCCAACAGGGCCTCTTATTGTTTTAGCTAAAGTTCCTCTTAAGAAGTAAGCGGTAATTGCACCAGTAATTCCGGCAGTAAGCATACGGCCACCTTTAGCGCCGTTTTCTTCCAGAGTAGTAAACAGTTTGTCATAATCAAATTGAATAAGTTTGTCTACAATTACTTTAACAGGGCTTCCTCCAAAAGCAAGCTTGACTGCTCGTTTAACTCTATTGCCTTTTTCAAGTTTCTGTGCTAGAGTGTCTACAATGCTGTCGCCTCTAAGGCCATCGTCTGGGCCGTTAGTTGCTGTTCTTTTAGAGCTTATGTAATCAACAACACCATCCCACTTTGACTTTACAGTATCCATAGCGTTATCAAAAGCAGTTGTTAAGCCGGTAAACGCAGGTATTTCTACACCGAATTCTTTAGTCTTAACATACTCTACAAACTCTGAGTACTTAATCTTTAGTGTGTCTAGTATCTTGTCGAAGCTTTCTTTTAGAGTTCCAAAGATGCTTTCACCCCGTAACCCGTCATCTGGGCCTGATGTTGAAGCAGGGTTAAGTGCTTCCATCATAGTTGTTTTAAACTCTAATAGTTTCTTTCTAGCGCTTTCTATATGTTTCTCTAGTTGAGCAAATACACTACCTTGACTGTCAATATAGCCGTCGTCTGCAGTTTGTTCTCCACCCGCTCTAAGAAGTCTAGTAAACTCTAGATACTTTTCTTTCATACCATCTACAGCACGAGTAAACACAGTAGAGTTTTCTACTACACCATAACCATCGTCTGCTGTTTGTGGTCCTTGTCCTGTTAGTAAGTTAGTAAATTCAAACCAAAGAGATTTAACTTTTAAGTTAGTGCCTTTAAACACATCTACAACGCTTTGAGAAAAGGTTGCTAAATAATCTAAAGGTATTTTTAAGTACTTTGTTAAATCCGTTGCTAAAGACCACCCGCCTTCTGCGTGGGATTGAACGAACATGCCTGTCCACCAAGACTCTCCAAATACTTTAGTGTAAATCCATTCGAACCAACCTACTACTTTTCCAGCAAATTCTTCAATGTATTTAAGTGCCGTGTCTGTGCCTTTGGTTATAAAGGCAAGGTAATCAAACTCTTTAATCTTGATTGATATTTCTACAGCTTTGTCTACTACAAAATCTTTAGCAGTAGTAAAAGCGTTTGAAACCTGTTCTTTTAAATTTCCTTTTCCTTCTTCAGTCTTAAGGTTAGCGAAGAAATTAATAGTCTTCCCACCAAATTCTGATACAGTGTTAACTATATTCTCAAAGAATTTAACAACAGTGTTGTCTTTTATTCTATCATAGAAAAGGTTAAATTGGTCTACTAAGTCCTCTACTAAGAACTTTAAATCACTTCTAAAGACAGCAAAGTTTAGTCTTACAGCAAGTAAGTACTTCTCAGCATTTTCTGCAAATAAGTCAAAAGCATTTGTAAGCCCTACCATAGCCTTCTTAGTTAGCTTAGACACGCCAGTAATTTTAGAAAGAACACCAACTGCTCTGCTAAACCTGTCTCTCATAACTTGAGCAAGGCCGTCAACAGTTATGTCTAGTAATTTAAATTCTTTATCAATGAGTTTTGCTTGTCCAATAATTGCAGAGAAAACCTCTTCTGCAGTAATCTTACCCGCCATAGCTTCTTTACGAAGGTTAGCGAAAGGAATTCCCATACCTTTAGCAATAGCTTGTGCTAATCTTGGCATCTGTTCTAGTACTGAGTTAAGTTCTTGTCCCCTTAGCTGACCAGAGGCTAAGCCCTGACCTAACTGTATAATAGCCGCATTAGCAGACTGTGTAGAAGAACCAGAGATAATCCCTGCTTTCTGAACTGCCTTTGTAACTGTAATTAAGTCTTTTGAAGATTTCCCTGCGTCTTTAAGAGCAAGTCCAAATCTACTATAAGTATCAACAGAACCCTGAACACTGGCACGAGACTCTTTAGAAATGTCGAATAATTCTTTCAACACTGTTTTGGTCTTCTTTGCATCTCCGGTTACAAGGTTAATTCTGTTCTTAAATTCTGTCATTGAGTCAGAGGCTCTATTTATGCCTTTAACTAATGTTATTGAACCGAAAGCCGCCGCCATTCCTACTGCTAGTTTCTGGAATGTGCTAGTAACAGCTTTTGTTCTTTTGTCCAAGCTGGACATAGATGTATTCAGTTTTTGTAGTTCGGTCTGGGCTTGTCTAGCGTCTGCCCGTACCTGAATCTTTACACCACTCATGTGTGTTCTCCTATAAATAAAAAAGCCCCCGATAATTTCTCACATATCGGAGAAGCCATCGAGGGCGAATTTTAATCAGATTGGGGTTATTAAGCCTATTGTTGATAATACTTGTTCTATGAAGTAAGCAGGTGCCTGTTTAGAGTGACCTCTGTTTAGTATGGATATATGCTCCACATCATTAAGGATTGTTCCTGATAGAAACTTACCTCTCATAGATAATCGAACTGATTGTTTCCAACCGGCTCTTGCTTCGCCTTTATCAACAGGCGTTACTATTCTTAATTGGTTTGTTGCGTATGTCATTTTAGTTAACATATCTTTATTTGCCAAGCCCACGACTTCATTTTCAATGCGCCGCATCTCTTGTTTTATGTTTATTACTTCCAAAGAAACTAAACTATTTGCCATTTGTATTTACCCAAGGTGGAGTCCAGCCGTCGCCGTCCCCATCTTTTGCTTTTAGCATTAAATCTAGGAACTTGCCTTTTGGTAAGGCTTTTGTTTCAGCTGGAATGTTATCTTTTAATTGCCTTAAAGTAGGGAAGAGTTCTTCTGCAGAACCTTTGTAGCCTTGTGCGGCTAACAACATATAAGTTCTTTGGTCTTCTCTCCAACCTATTGGGCGCTTTTTGAAGTAGTCTCCCCACTTCATTAGTTCTTCTTGTGGCATCTCGTTAAGCAACTGATAAACAGGCATACCTAACGAGAATGCAATTTCATAAATAGTTTCTTCGGACTGAGTTAGTTTCCCTCAGTTCCTCCGAGGCCAGATACACGCATAACATGCTCTGATAGTGCTGTTAGTTCCTGTAGTGGAAATCCGGCGAAATCCTCATCTGTTAAGGTTTCGGCGTCTACTACGGCAACTTTAATTATATCACAAAGTAATTTTAGTTGTGCTTCATCACTAGCGTCTGCATTAGACTTTTCTATTAGCTTCTGCATGTCCATAATTTGACCAACAGTCATTTTACGAACTTTTACTTTATCGCCCATGAAAGGGACTTCTTCTGTCATTGATTTTCCAACGAGATGTTTCATTGTTTTTGTTTCCTATTAATTTAATTTATCTTTTTCTGAAAATAGTTCTGGGTTATTTGCTTGAAAGTCGTCTAACATCTTGCGTACTGTATGTAACACACTTAATGTTTCCATAATCTCACGACCTGTTGTTGACTCGTTATCAAAGTCTTTAAATCTTTCAAATGATTTTCTAATACTTATATCTACACTTCTGCGCATGTGACGAAATGTTGTTCTCATGACAAAAGCTTTACTGAATGGTTTGTCCATTGTTAACTCTCTTGTTTGGTGAGGCTCCTCCGAAGAGGAACCTCGTTATTCTATTAGCTTGCCGCTATTGTAGCTGGGCCAAAGAAATCTGATTGTGCTGACAAAGTAACAGTTGCAGTTGTTGCGTCTGTTAATGCAGGGTTAACCAAGATAGCTTCGATTTTACCTTTGAAGTAAAACTCTGTGTTGTCTTTAGCCAAAGTCGCTGAAGCGCCTTCGTCTTCTGTACAAGCAGAAGCAACCATCATAAAACGGAATACGCAGTTAGTGCCGATTAAAGCGTGCATATCTGTCATGTCGTCTGAAACATAGTTTACAGTTACTTCTAAAGTAGGAGAGTCAGCTTGACCCTGTACTTGTGAAGATGTAGCTTGTCCGTAAACAGGAACATTTACGATGTTTGCTGGTGTACCGATTGAAGGGAATTCGCGTACTGAAGGCATACGAACATGGTCTGCGTCTGCAGTTCCGTCCACTGTGCCTACAAATAGTGCCGCCATTTCAGCAGTAGTATCTGTGTTCGCTGGTATTGTGCCTTTGAAGATGTCTAGGTATGTAAAGATACCTGCACCTAGGCTTGAAATATGTGCCATTTTTATTCTCCGTAATGTGTAAATGGAATGATGTAAGATGCACTATAAAGTGCTTTGTTTGAAGGGTCTAAACCCTCCACATTTAAATATGATGTTCCTAGCTTTGTACCGTTAGATAGTGTTTTATTGTCTAGGACGGTGTCAAGTAAGTTGGCTATTGCCATTAGTCTTCCCTGACCGTCACCAGCCTTGACGAATATTTTTACTGCTACGAGACCATTGGTCTCTTTACTTACTCCAAAAGCATAATTACTACTAGAAGAAGGTAAAACATTCATTAAGACATACTCAGTCGCCCCACCTCTTGAACCAAGATAGTTCATAGGATAGGTCTTAATATTGTTTGTTGTCCAAGAGGACGAGCCAAACACTTCTTCAATGTCTCTTAAGATTAAATCATACATTATTCTTTCTCCCTTGTTAACTGCAATGTTATTACAAAGCCGTCATCAGCGAAGTCAGTTATATTGTAGATTGTTGAACCTATAGTAAGAGTATCATATCCATCAACAGAAACATTAGACTTCATTAGTGCGCTCTGAGTGAATGCGCCTTCTGAAGTTTTGTTTGCTGATTCTAAGAATACTTTTACTGTTTTAGTAGTTGTTGTAGATACTGTTGTGCCTGTGGCAAAGTCGTAACTACTTGCATTTTTATTGGATAAAGTACCAGAAACCGCTAAGTCTCCGATAGCCGCAAAAGCCTTATCTACTGCGGCACTCACTTTAGCCTTGAGTGACATTAGTTAGCCCTCCACCAACCGGCTCCTTGTCCTACAGAACCTTTAACGAGTAATGGTCTTATAGATTTAGTTGCTTGAGTTGACTTAATTGGAGTGCGCGTAACATCATTGTTGCTATCTGATATAGAGATTGAACCAACAGAAATACTCTCAAAAGTTTGAGTAGTACCTTGTAGTAAGTCTTCATTATCAATTAAGTGTAGTGCTTGTTCGTAGACAGCGACTTTAACACGACTTGGTATCTCGTTGTTTGCTATAGTAACAGTCATCCCTAATCGAGAATCATTGTATATAGCATTCTTACGAGGCCAAGCCAAAGCTTGTGAGGAACTAACAGCAGAACCAATCCAAGAATTGTCATCTATAAGTAAACTTGCAGTGACAAGAGCTTGTTCCTTGATTTCATCG